CAGATCTATGACCCCTACGTTAATATGATTGTCAAGGTCGGTCGGAAGATGAAAGAGCCGTTTGAGAAGTTCGGCAAGTTTATAGAGAAGACTGAGACCCTAGAGGAATTTTGGCAAGGCCTTAAACGAGGGGCTGCATCAGCTGGGAAAGATCTAGACAAGCTCAAAGCGAAATTCCAGAAGTTTTCCGGTGCTGCAAAAGCGGCTTTCCACACACTCCGGCGGACTACTTTCCCTCAGCTTAATACGATCTACCATGCATTTAATAAGCTAAGCCTTGCAACAAAGCAGTTTGGGGCAAATCTGGTTCACGTCTCTAAGCGTGAAGCGAAATTTATGCTGGACGCCTTTGTAAGCCTTGGCAACGCAATAGTAACCAGCTTTCACACAGCGGTCTTTAAAGCCCGTGTTGCACTCAATAAGCTATCTGGAGTAGGGAAAACTGTTTTAGGTTTTGTAAAAAGTGGTCTCTCAAATATAGGCCCGTTGCTTGGGCAAGTTTTAGAAGCTGCATTTTTTGATGCATACAAGGGGTTAAGTCGTCTTTCCAACTGGTTTGCTTCATTGGTTGCCAATCCCCTTATTCAAGGTCTACCTCGTGCCCTTGCTCCGATGGCATCGAAAATTGCAGGAGTTTTTGCTCTCCTATCCTTAGAAGCATTCAGGCACCTTCCGGCACTGGGACGTATGTTTACGGCTCTCGGACAACACGTAACGACGTTTGTTCGATCCGCTCGGGCTAAGCTAGCCCGCTTCTTTGCGTTCTTTGGACGGATAGGTAGCTTTATCCTCCGTCCTTTCCGAGCTGTTTTCGGAAAAATCCGAGGGCTGTTCAGTTCTCTAATTGCTACGGCTAAGCGTTTTACGGCACCACTAATTGGGGCTTTTGGACGCTGGGCTGCCAAATCAAAAGCTGTATTTGGTATTTTAAAGCGGGGATTTGCTCGGTTAGGGCAGTATGTTGCAGGTTTTGCACGAATGGCTGTGGGGATGTTCGCTAAGATTGGCGGTATTTTGTTCCAAGCCATTATGCCTGCTCTTATGGCGGTAGGCGCTGGCCTAGGCGCCATGGCAGGGCAAGCTGCAATTGGTATGGTGATGTCCCTAGCAAACGCCCTGATTTCTGTCGCTGGTGGCGCGGCTCTCATTGCCCCAGGGTTACTTATGGCCGCTGGCATTAGCTTTGCTGCGCTCAAGATTGGCTTAGATGGCGTGAAAGAAGGCGTGAAGGCGGCCTTCTCGGCTGAAAGCCCTGAAGAGTTTGAGAAAGCAATTGAGAAGCTTTCTCCTTCCGTCCAAGGTGTGGCCCGGTCTCTTCGGGAATTTAAACCCATGTGGGACGACATCAAGAAGGCTACACAGGAAAACCTCCTACAAGACTTAGGCCCCGAGATGGGGAAGACCCTACAAAATCTTCTTCCAACGTTTGGTGAAGGTCTCAAGGGCATTGCAACGGCTTGGAACGGTGCATTTAAAGGTGCCTTTGCTGAGCTGCAAACCGACCAAGCGAGGACCGGATTGCAGACGATCATGCAAGGTGCAACCGAAATGGCGAATAACATGCAGCCTGTCTTGGCCAACGTTATTGCAGCTCTTGGCTCTCTCGGCGAACAATCCGCGAAATACCTTGGTGGTATTGGTACTTATTTTGCCGACCTTTCCCAGCGGTTCCGTGACTGGGCTGAAGGACTCAAACAAATTGATCCTTCCACCGGCATGTCAAAGTTTGACTCGATCATCCAGAGTGCGCAGAAAAATGCTTCCCTGCTGAAAGATATCTTCGGTGGGATATTCGGAGTGATCGGCAATATTCTTAAAGCCTCCAGCGAGGGTGGAGGGGGCATGCTTGCTGGCCTCGCTGAAGGTGCTCAGAAGCTTAAAGATATTACCGCAGAAGGTACCCCTGGGTTCCAGGCCTTAGTTGGATTCTTTCAGCAAGCAAGCAATGCAGCCCGTGAGCTAGCCACTCTCATTGAGCCAATCCTGACTATCGCAACGTCTATCGGGTCTGCCTTAGCTCAAGTAGCAGCAGCAGCTATCCCTGGCATCAAGGTTGCTCTAGATGCTTTGGCATCCGGTTTGCAGCCGCTTATGGATATTGCTCCCCGGATTGGTCAGATGTTGGGGGATGCATTCGCAGCCCTAGGCCCAGCACTACAAGGGCTTGGTGCAGCGCTTGCCCCTCTCATTGAAGGTATTGTTTCAGGTCTTTCCATTGCCGTGCAGGGCTTAGGTCAAGCGCTTACACCAATTATGAACGCGCTTGGCCCCGCAATGGAAGCATTAAAGCCAGTTCTTGAATCAGTGGGACAAGGTTTGTCAGCAATCTTTATTGCCCTTGAGCCGATTATTACCTCCTCTATTAATTTAATTTCGCAGCTTATGCCTGTGGTTCAAACAGTCATGGATCTATTAGGGCAGATTGCAGCGAAAGCTCTTGAGGTTATCGCACCACTATTTACCGGGCATGATAGTGTTATCGCTCAGCTAGTTCAAGCACTCGAACCGCTTGCGCAAGTCTTAGGCGACGCAATCTTAAAGGTTCTGGATGCTTTAGCTCCGGTAATTCCGATGATTTCGGATGGCTTTGGTCGGTTACTTGCTGCATGTATCCCACTTGTTGATCCAATCAAGGAAGTAATTGATCTTCTTGGACGGATGCTGGTTGATGCTATCAACTGGTTGAAGCCGCTTATCCCACCACTAATTGATACCATTGTGGCAATTGGTAAAGCCTGCGTTGACCTGGTTGTTCCCGCTATTAAGATCTTTATGGGAATAATTCAGGCTGCTTGGCCAATTATCAGTTCCGTGATTGAATTTGCAGTCAAGACAATTATTGCCCCTGCGCTTGAGCTTATTGCTGGTGCCTGTAAGATTCTAGGCGGCGTGTTTGGTTGGCTTGTCAACAACGTCATCATTCCACTAATTGACATCTGGAAAGCTGTCATGAAAGGTGTTGGCGAGTTTATCTCATGGGTGATCGACAACCTTATCACCAAACCTATAGAAGGTCTTGAAGGGATCTTCCGTAAAGCGGTTGATATGATTAAGGGTGTTTGGAATGGCCTCAAGAAGATTTTCTCGGACCCGGTAGAGTTCTTGGTCAATACTGTTTACAACGACGGTATCGTGGCGCTTTGGAACAAAGTTGCTGGGTTCCTTGGCATGGATGATAAAAAGCTTGAGAAGTTCAGTTATGCTTCCAAGTACGCTTCAGGCGGTGTGCTTCCTGGTTATACCCCTGGTACAGACGTTCACAAATATTACAATCCTTATTTAGGTTGGCTGTACCTTTCTGGTGGCGAGGCAATTATGCGCCCAGAGTGGACACAGGCGGTCGGCGGGCCAGCGGCTGTTGAGGCGATGAATAAGACCGCACGAGAAGGCGGAGTGGGGGCTGTCCGGCGAATGCTGGGGCAGGGTGCAGCCTATAAGAAGGGTGGCACCATTGACCTTGATAAGCGAATTGCCGAACTCTTCCGTGAGCTGAAGCCTGAGCATGGTAAGCCGTACCAGTACGGTGGTACTGGCAATCCTAGCTGGGACTGTTCTGGTATTTGGTCGGGTATTACTCAGTTCCTCAATGGCGGAGACCTACGTGGCGGACGGATTTTCAATACTGAATCTAACTTTGAAAGCTATGGCTATGTACCAGGCTTAAGTGGTCGCGTAACCATTGGTGTGCTTTCTGGTCAAGGCGGAGGCACAAATGGACACATGGCCGGCACCATTGATGGCGTAAACATTGAGTCCGGCGGTAGTAACGGCGTTCAAATTGGCGGGCTAGCTATTGGTTCCGACAACGGCATGTTCAACCATACCTATACTCTCAAAGAGTTCTTAGGTGAGTTTGTGTCAGGCGGACATGGTGGAGGCGGGTTCGTCAACCTGGTACTTCAGCAGGTCATGCATGCAATTACGGCAATTCTTGATCCAATTGAAAATCTTATCAAAGAGAAGCTAGGTGGGAATGGCTGGAAGGATTTGCAAGCCGGTCTCGCCATGAAGATACTGTCCGGGGTGAAAGATTTTGCTTTAGATAAAGCGAAGGCTTTTGGTGGCTCCGCTGGTGTCGCGGGGAATGCTGAGTCTTGGCGTGAGATGGCTAAGGCAGCAATGCGTCGCGTCGGTTTCAATGCAGATGACCCGCGACAGGTACAAGCAATGCTTGAACAGATCATGGATGAATCAAGCGGTGACGCTGGGACTGCCCAACGTATCGTGGATGTGAACGGGACAGGTGACGCGGCTGGTGTTGGTCTTTTGCAAATTATCCCCTCTACGTTTGAAGCCTATCGTGATCCGTCGCTTCCTAACGATCGTCGAGATCCAATGGCCAACATGGTTGCGGCTCTGCGATATTACCGTGCCCGATATGGCGATGACCTCACTACTCGCTGGGGTCATGGCAAAGGTGGCTACGATAAAGGCGGGCACGCTGTCGGCGTTGGCTACATGCCGAAATATACGCTTGAGCCTGAGCGGGTTCTCTCGCCTGCTCAAACTCGTGCTTTTGACGTACTTGTTTATCGGATGCTTCCTGCTTACATTGATGAAGCCAAGAAGAAACCATTCGATTTTGACAGCAATTTCAAGCTTCTGGTTAAAGAGCTTAAAGGTCTACGCAGCGATCTTGACCGAGATCGTGATAAGTGGATTGATGCGCAATCTGACAAGATCCTTGTTGACTACCGGAACCATGCTGAAAAGAAAGTTAAACTTGATCCTGTCGATCTTGAGAAGCTTAAGAACCAGGATAAGAAGGAAGTAGAAAAGGCTGAACGGCATTGGAAGAAGGCCGATACTGCCGTCCGTACAGCGACCTATGATCCTCAAGCTTATCTCAAGGCGGAAGAGGAAGCTAAGAAGCGTCTCGATAAAGAGCAGGACGAGAAGAAGCAGAAGGAACGCGAGGCGCGCAAAGAACAGCGCAAGAAAGAGCGTGAGGCGCGGGCTGAAGAGCGGAAGAAGATTCGGGAAGGAATTCAAGAGCAACGAAAGAAGGAGCGCGAGGCCCGGACTGAGCAGCGCAAAGAAGAGCGTAAAGAGCGTGCGGCTGAGCGTCGTCAGGAATCTAAGGAGCGCCGTAACCAGCGTCGTGAGGAACGGAAGCAACTTCAGGGTGACCGGAAGAAGCTCACTGATGATGAGAAGAAGGCATTAGAGGAAAAGACTGATGCTGAAAACGACGCTTTGCGTGAACAACGTGAGGCTGAGAACGACGCTATTTCGGCGCAGCATAAGGCTGAAAACGAGGCGATTTCTGCTGAGCACAAAGCCGAGAACGATGCTCTCAAGGCCAAGTGGAAGGCCGAGGATGAGCAGATCAAGAAGCAAGAAGAAGCTGAGGATAAGAAGCGAGAGAAGGAAGAAAAAGAAGAAGACGAACGGATCAACAAGCTAAAAGAGACCGGCGAATATTACTACGGCTACAAGGTCTTATCAGCTGACGGCAACAATCCCTATGCTCATGAGGAAACCCGTGAGGAAAAAATTGGGAAAGCTACTGTTCAAAAGGTTGGTGAATCAGTCGGGCTTGGTGGTTTAGCTAATGCGCTTGTTGAGATGTATAATATTGTTGTAGATACTAACAATGATGTGCAAGCAGCTATGCCTGCATGGAAAGCCGCAGCGGCAGGTGATCCAAGTGGTTTAGCTCACAACTCAGCGGTGATTGCAGAGAAAAATAATAAACAACTTGAGTCTGATTTAGAAGGCTTTATTCCTGGGGCTATTGCTTCCAGTCTAGAGTTTGCCTTCTCTGGCAGTTGGAAAGCAGGACGGGAAGCTCCGCTGGTTGGCACCATTAACACTGGTATCAGTAAAGCTGAGCTACGCCAAGAGTTGGATTATCTTCACTCAAAGCAACGCCGTTCTGTAGCACGAGTTCGATAGGATAGGTTTGGAACACAAAAATCGTCTTCCGGTTATCATTGTGTATCAAGGCCCGCCAAGGTGGGATGGTACACAATGGGTCAATGGGGATAAGTTCTTTATCTCTGGGGATAAATTCAACCATCGTAATTTAGGGGTTGAACTGGCAAATGGCATTGACGGATTAGAATTTCCCACAAGGGAGTTCCGTTATGATACTGACGCCAACACCCCAGGCTCTCGCTTTGTTTCTTCGGTGGCCACTCGTCGCAGCCTAAAGTGCAGCGTTAATATTTTTGGCGACTCCGTAGAAGAGATGCGCCGAGCGAAGGATCGCTGGTTCTTGAACCATCCTGAAGGTGCGCCTGGTCGGCTGTGGTTTTTTACCAACACCGGTGAGCATCGTTATCTTTCCGCTTATGCAGCGGAAAATGCAGGTTCGGCAACTTATGATAAAGACCCAGGACTTCGAGGAGTTACTACCCTAGAATGGGGGTGGACTTCGGACAGTCCTTACTTCTATGGTTTCCGAGAAAAGAAGGTTTTGAAACCAAAAGGGGGTGGGGAATACGAAGTGTACTTCTACAATCCCTCAACTGCTCCCCAGGTCTTCCCAGAGCTATTCCTCCCCGGACCCGGACAGTGGGAGCTTTCATTAGGTTATGAGCAACCTACTTTTCGTACCCCTAAATTAGTTGATGGAGATATAGCGAAACTTGATTATGACCAGAAAGCATTGTCATTCACCCGCAAACGGCAGGACGGACGGATTGAGAATCTCTGGCCGTCTATGGTTGGTAATCGTCCTTTATACTGTCTTGAGCCGCAAACGGTTAACAAAGTAACAATTAAGAATCTCCAAGACATTAACGATCGTCCAAAAGAGAAATGGCCAGTTCTTAGCTTTACCCCGGAGTATATTTCATGGACATAAACTACAATCGTTATCTTAACCTTCAACCAGGCCAAGCCCGGGGTGGACTCCCCATTAACTACAACTCCGAACCTTGGCGGGAAACAGAACAATTTGAAGGGCTTCCTGAATTTTACCGACCAGCTAAAGAGCGAGAGGATGAGTACAAACTCACCATTGAAATTCGTGACGGGCAAGGCCGGTGGCTCGGCAATGTTGAAGATTACGTTGAAGCGGATGTTACCTGGACGTCAGAGGCTGATGCTACAGATGCAAGTAGTTTCACTCTAGCTGGAACAAGCTCTTGGTCAAAGTATTTTCTACGCACTAATATTCAGGTCTGCCTGGTTCATTTCATTGTTTCCCGAGCTGGTTATATTATCAAGACTTGGACAGGCCGGGTTTCTCGGGTTGGTTGGTCAGGTTCCGGTCCGCAATCAGAACTAAAGGTAGAATGCGACCACGACAAAATTTGGCTTAAGTATATGCTTGCGTGGCCAAGCCCGTTTATGGCGCTTAATTCGCAAGTCCCCAAGCGGGATATGGCGTCAGGTCCGGCAATTTGGCTTATGAAACAATACTGCATTAAAGCAGCTATTCGTTTACAGGTCCCATCTAACCGGTTAATCTTTGGACTTGAGCAAGCTTTGGCAGCTCATGAGTATCAAGAAAACGAGACAAACTGGCGCAACCTGCAAGACTTCATGTATCCAGTAGTAGTAGTGCCAACAAAAAAGACTCAAGACACCGCACCAATAACTGCGCTTGTAGCGCAAATGGATACCTTAGCTGAGCTTAGCGCTGAATGCTGCAAAGACTACAACATTCTACCTAATGTTTACTTCTTTGTCCCCGGTCGGGATGTTTCCCCACCAGGACTATTCCTTAGCCGCCCCTGCGTCGTGATTGACTTTATTGATAAAGACCGATCCCGGACCGATCCGACGTACCATAATTTCTGGTCTAATCTCACCGAGACAGCGAGAATCTATCTGCGAGGCTTATTTGGTCGGTATGATATGCCACCAAGCTTGGATGCAACAGAAAATACTGACTATCTCAAATCATTCTTTGGCACCGATGGACAGCGGTACAACGTCGCTTGGCCAATCTTCCGCAACAGCGAACAGCACTGGTCACAGTTTGAAATCAGCGCCTACGCGCCAACAAGCACCAGCTCTATTACAGGCGGGAAATCAAACGAGTTCCTAAATCAAGGGATTAAGCTGATTGTTCGTACGTTGATTCAGCAAGCACTCCAACTTATCGGTGTCGCGTTTGACCTGTTTCTTAGCTGGTTGACCGGTAAGTTAGATGATATTTTCTTCGCCTACCAGCGAGCAGAGGATAAGGAACACCGGAAATTCCTTGGGGACTTTGCCTTATTTGAGGATTACGGCGGGAAAGGTTCAACCGCGTATAGTTCGGCTGCGGCTCAAGCCCTGCGTATGCAGCGTTATTCGGCAATGGGGTATAAGACAGCGAACTTTACCGGCGACTCTGCTAGCTTCTTACCCTTCCGAATCTTTGAAGACTTTGACGTACTTGATCCCGTAGCGTGGGAATCCCCAGATGGAAAGATCTTTCCAGAGCGCATTAAACAGATTACGTTAAGTTCTAATCGGTCTAACGGTGTGCGTTTTGAATTAAAACTCGGCGAGACAGACCGTCCTGAAGAACCTTGGGCCATTCAGTCTCGTGCTAACGCAAGGTTTACCCGAGCAATTGAATCCGCTTTTAACTCAGATTAAGGAGAATTATTTTGGCAACTGTTCGTGATCTAGTCGCACGGCTAGAGTTTACTACTGAAGCTGATGCTCTGGACTTTTTACAAACAGGACGCATGGCACTTTTGATGGAAGATAATCAGTTAAATATCCCGCTTCCTACTGGACCTAAGGGTGAGCAAGGCCCTCCTGGTCCCGCTGGGAAGCCACTTCGTCCCGATATCGTGATTGATGAGCCAACAGACCTTCAAGCGATGGAAAAGCTGCGTGCACAGGCGCGTCAACTCAAAGCTTTGAATCAAGAAGTCAACGGCTATTTTGCGATTAATAAGCCGACCAAGACTGGGTTCTTTTATACTCGTGGTGGCTGGGTTACCATTGAGAGCTTATTTGGTGGGGGCTCTGAGGTGGTTCCCGGGAAGTTTACTTTACCGGTATATTTTGAATCTGTTGCTGAGCCACAGCCGCCTGCTAGTGGATGCGTAATGTACTTCCATGATAACAAGCTCAAGATTCGGAAATCGAATGGGGCTGTTGTAGTTCTTGGTTAACCATAAAGATATAAGAAGCGAATCCACTATCGGAGCTCTTCAGCGCTGTTCTTATATATTAGCGTTGATGATGTTGGGGTTCGGCTTGATGTTTCTTACCGCGCATCCCCACATAGGATTAACAACGATCCCTCGACCCATTCCAATTATTATGCCTTCGATTTTAGGGATTGATGCGTGGGATTTTATTTTCCCTGGTTGTGCTTTCTATTTAACTTGGCGAGCAAGAGTGCTTCATAAAGTAAACCTTGCTCACTTAGTTTGCGCTGGTGTTTGGGGAGTGTTTGGGTTATTATGGTGTGCTGGCGGAATGTTTCTTTCGTATAACTTCTTTTTTGGGGTTGGTCTGTTAGCAATGTTCATCGCAGCTTTACACATAACAATATCTCAGGTTTGGTTTTTTGAAGGAGTGCAGTGATCCCAATTGATTTTGGACATCTAGATACTTCAACAGCAGCAGGCCAGATCGTTAGTGTTGTGTTGGCACTAACAGTTTTACTTTCAGTGCTTCGGCAGAGAATTAAATTTCAGATCAATAAACCAGGCACTAAATCGTATAAGACTATAGAGAAAGAATTGAAGCAACTAAAACAAGCAAGCGAAGAGCTTCAAGAAACAAATCGTTATTTTGTGCGTTGGCAACGAGTTGCATCAGAGCTTATCCGTGTGTTGCGTAACTCATTAGCGGCTTCAGCTATTGAGGAAAACCCGCGGGTGCAGAGATTGGTGCAAATGCTTGATGATCTAGATGAAGAGATTACGAAAGGAATTTTAGACGATGGCGAAGATTATAAACCATCCACACTGGAATAATGACACCTGGGATTCTCCTGCTGAGCATGCACAACAGTCTCCTACGCAACTAAATACTGATGATCTCATCATCACTTCCCCTGGGGGTATTGCCCCAGATACTCGAACTGATGCAGAAAAGCGAGCTGAGTCAGGTGCTTTTACTGTGAAGTCTGTTCCTGATTCAAGCACGCTTATTGGTGGGATTGTATCGAATGTTACTAAGGCAAATGAAAATATTGATAAAACTTCTAAGGTAGTTGATGCGACCAGGGCTGATGTTACAACTAACCAACAAAAAATCCGCAAAGTCGAATCAGAAACTATTCCGAACCTTGAAGCGAAGATGTATGCGAATAATGACCGTTTTGTTCATGAATTATCCTCGCTTGACGCTGATATTCGGAACCGTTTTGACTTACTTCCTGACGGTTATATTTCTGTTTTTAGTGATACAACCATTTTTGCAAACAGCGGGTTTCTTGGTTTAGTTCAAGACTTTTTTGGAACAGGAACCCCTATCTCGCAACAGCTTGAGCGACTGATTCCTTTTAATCAGCAGTTCGGTCCCTCAAAAGGTGCAAGGCTGGATGTAACAAATCGCAGGCTGGTTTTTGAGGAAGCGGGAACTTGGTTGGTGTCGGCACGTGCTACCGCAGATACCCCATCAACAGGATTCGGTGTTCCAAATAATAACCGTATGACCTGGGCCGAGCTTGCCGTATATAACCGTAATGATGAAAAGCGAGAGCATCGGGATTGTCATATGCATGCGCCTGTCTCGGCTACTTTGCAATTAGTAGAGGCAGTAGTGATTCCCGAACCAGGGTATTCTGTTCGCCTTTGGGTCAGGTCGAATGAATACCGCTCTTGGCTTGGGGGCTTAAATTTGAATGCTCTTACTGCGGTGCTTCTCACTCCAAAAGTAGCTCCACAAAACAGTTCGACAACTCGTGATGAAAATGATAAAATGATGAAAGATAATTCAGATTATGAGAAACGTCTGAGGAGGCGTCACTAAAATTGCAGCCTGAAGTTTTAGCCCGGGTGATGAATTGGGCTATGTCGGTTGATGAATACCGAAAGCTTACGCCTGCTTTTAACAAGGCTCTTGCTCAAGCTGGTTGCACTAATGTTGCTAGAGCAGCAATGTTTTGTGCCCAGCTAGGGCATGAATCCGTCGGTCTATCCGCGATGGAAGAATATGCTTCGGGTGAAGAATATGAGTGGCGAGGCGACCTAGGCAACGTCTATCCAGGCGATGGGGTGCGCTACAAAGGGCGTGGCCCGATCCAAATTACTGGACGTGCAAATTACGAAAACCTAAGCCAGTGGGCTTTTGCGCAAGGCTACGTGCCATATGACACCTACTTCGTTGATAATCCTACCTTGCTTTCTGGCGAAGAGTTTGGTTTTCTTGGCGCAGTTTGGTATTGGACGGTAGCCAGGCCAAAGCTGAACCAATATGCTGACGGAGCCGCTGATCCAAAACTTAACGGTGTTGATCGTTACGATAACTTTGTCGCAGCCACAAGAGCGATTAATGGCGGCACCAACGGTATCGCTGATCGTCAAATGCGTTTTGATAATGCTCTAATTTTTGGTAACGAATTGTTACCGGAGGAGGAATATTTGCCAAAAGATGTAGAGAAAGTTCTTGATTATAATCATGGCTATCTCCCTCAGGATACTGGATATTATTGTGGCCCCGCATCAACTCAAACAGTGGTGTGGACGGCAACGAAAATCCTTTATGCCGAAAGCGAATTAGCTACCTGGCTGAACACCACGTTTAACGGCACCGATTACATTGGTCAATTTATACCGGTTCTCAATAGCCTTATTCAGGGTGGTAATTACACCTTTAGCGATATGCCGAATGATCCGCCCACATGGAATCAGAAGCAAAAGCTTTGGGAAGATATTACTGGTTCCATCGACGCAGGCTACGCAGCGATAGCTAACATTGTTGCTCCGCCAAGCAACTACCCTATCGGTACTCGTGGTAGCACTACTCCTAGCTATGGTGGTGGAGAAATCTATCACTACATTGCTGTGGTTGGTTACGCGATTGATAATGGTGTAAAGCACTACGCCATTGCAGATTCTGGTTTTTGGCCATACGAATATTGGATTAGCCATGAGCAGCTAGCAACGCTTATTCCGCCAAAGGGATATGCTTATTCTGCCAACAAGGTTTCATCCAGTGACGATATTTTAGGAGATGTCGCTTTGAGCGAAAGTTACACTTCCAGGGTAAATCCAAACGTAAGTTTCCCTGCAAGTAGCTACATGCTATTCAACGATGAGCGGAGCTTCCATATTGAAGCCATGCTACGTCGTCTACTGAAAGTTCTTGACGAAGATCCAGACGCGGTGATTCGTCAGCGTAAGATAGAGTTAGGAATCCCTATTGTCTAAGAATTATAATGCCGAGGTTTACAATACTATCGGTGATGCTATCGGCGAGTTCGTCGAAAACCAGCCGTTCTACCGGCGTTACGCCAACACCATTAACGCCTTGGCCGGCGGGGTTATTTCCGGCTTGGTAGCTCTGGCTGCAACCGTCCCTGCAACTGACACTTTTGATTTCCGTGCTTTGGCCACCACTGCTGTAGCGGCCATTGGCGCTTCGCTTGCAGCACGGCTTACGAAGAATGGCCTTTCTCACTCCACAGCAAGTGAGCTGACGAACCAGGTTAGCCCCGCCGTGGCAGAGGTTGTTCATGAAGCAGTGGTTGCCTCTGAGCCTCCGAAGGCTCAGCCGCCCAAGGCTGAGACTCATCCTGACGTTGATGCGAAGTCTGACGCCAAGGTGAGCGTTGAGGCCTTGCGAGAGACGATTAAGAAGAATAAGGCGAAGAAGGAAGACTAAAAACCTTCCTGAAACCCCGGTTGAGTCCGGGGTTTTCCTATGTCTTTACATCACTTAATTTCGTCACCGTGACATTATTGTTGGTACAACCGGACCAGAAATGTCCTGTCCTTGAATACCTAATCCTTGATAGAAATAACGATTGATCCCAGCCCGCTTTGTGCGAAGAATCTTAAACCCTAAAGCGCGGAAACGCTTACGGAAGTTACGAAGATTGCCGTAGTCCTTAGGATCGACATTGTATTTCTTACACCACTTCTCGTAATGATCCCATAAAGCGGACTCTTCAATCTCGATCCCGTCTTGCTGGACAAGCTCTTCGTCCTTGAACTCGTTAAGGATATCGACACCAGCATTAAACTCTTTGGTAGTTGCCTTGATTTCTTCAGGCATATCTTCTCGATCAAGACCTTCTGTGAGGTACATCTTCAGGCCCTCAACCATCCATGCCAATAAAGCTTCTTGGTGGATAGGGTTCTTGATGATATCTTCTTCAAAAGGAACCTGGCGGGAGGGCAATTGCTGTTCAAACGGAATGGCGATAATACGTTTTGCCAAAGCGTCATCAGCGCCACGGATCGTTGGAATGGTGTTAAGCGAAGCAATAGGGGTATAGGCAGGCCGGGCCTCAATCATTTCATTAGAGTGAAGATTCCGGTGACGCTGAGTATCGTTACCGGTGAGCCGCTTGAGAGCGGAGGAAGAAATGTTGTTCTCTTCACCGAGCTCTGAGAAGCCAAGCATGCGGAAGTTTAAGGCAGTAATGTGTTCAGGTGAGGGACCGCCGCGGTCAGACCCGAGGATTTTTTGCGCATTAGACATACCAGCGTATTCACCAAGAGCAGCCGCGCAAGCCTCAACCAGCGTGGTCTTACCGGTATTGGTCGGACCAGCAAGCACCACAAAAAGCTTTTCTGGATTGCCACCGAGTAGCTGATAGCCAAGAATCTTTTGAAGCAGCTTACGAGTCTTCATATCTGGGACAACCCGGGTAATCCAGCTGTCTACTACTTCAGATTGAGCGTGAGGCTTGTATTCTACCGCGGTAGTGAGAGTGAGTTTATCTTGCATGGTGGCAAGACGGATAGCCTCTTCTGGGTTGTCTCGTAGTTTATCAAAATCAAGAACCTTGCCACCAGGCAGACCTAGCAGGTTCCATTTGGCGTTAAACTCTTGGATCTTTGTTTGAGCTTTAGAAATGGCGTGAACCTGCTTGAGAATCCGGCTTGCTCGGGTAGTAGATTCGATCGAGTCAGCAATCTTAAAAATCACTTGAGCTTGCTTGCGCAGGTCTTCGGATTCCCGAGTCTCCCCCCGCTTCTTCTTGGTCTTTGGTTCGTGCTCCTCTTTGTAAATGGATTCTTGTAGTAGCTTATGCCCCTCATACCGTAGTCGCTCAGAGGTTGCGACATAGAGGTAGAAGTACATTTCTTCCAATGCCTTCCACTCACAGCGACGAGTCTTAGGGTTCCAAACGACGAACTCTTGTCCTCCCTTATCCCGGGTGGCTAGCACGTCCCCTTGCCAGAAGTTAATGAATGTTTCAGCAACAAAACGATCCGTGTTCTGGAAGTTCCGAGCGTCAATACCCTTCTCCAGAATAATATCTCGTCCTTCTAGAATTGCTTCACTAGTGGCACCAAGGCGATAAGGATTTTCTTTTACTGTGTCTACCAGGAACTTTTCGCCTTCTGCTTTCTGCGAAGAGAGCTTATCTACTTCGTTTACGACAGCACGCTTAAACTCTTCTTCTGCGGTTTCACGTTCCCGTCGTCCCTCTGTACGGTTAAAGCAAACTTCTTCGATGAAAGCATCACGAATTTCCATCAATGCAAGCTTGAGGCCTGCCTTGCCATCCATTGCTAGATGCAGAGCTTTGTAGACGGCTTTGAGCATCGCATCATGTGCGCCACCGGTTAAGGCCTCTTCAAACTCTGGCCCGGTAAGAGCAAGCATCTCTGGACTGGATTTTTGGTCCCCACCAAAGCCAAAGGTGTTGTTACGAAGCCAATTAATCGCTACTCGATATTCAGAGCCGCGAGGGGCACCTTTGGTAACCGCTTTATCCTTACTAATTGCGGGTTGAGCAGCGCCTTTCAGTGCCACATTACGCCAAGCTTCAGGGAGCCAAGGTAGACTCTCTAGCCGAGGGATGGGAGCGGGATTTCCCATGTAATACCATTGGTATTGGTCACCGTTGACTACAGACGGATACACCATGGAATAGCGGTGATTATCTTGGATGATATCAACATCTGCGCCTAATTGCCCGTGGAACTCTAGGCCTTTCGGGACCTTAAAGAAAAATTGCCCGGTCCCAATCTTAGGGTCTCGCCTGGTGCTAAACGGTGCGTACCAAGGGAACTCTTCACCTAAAGACTTTTCTAAATCTTTAATGGTCTGGAGTCCAGTTTTGTCACCGTAGTTGTCAATATCAATGGCGATGACATCAAAGTCTGGATGCTCACTTCGCATACGTAGAGCGAGGTTGCAGTTGGCGGGCTTGCCTTGCCAAACCTTTTCTACATCCTGATGGGTGGGATGATTCCCCTTCCCAGTAACGCCACCAGGCGGAGGAAACTTTTTCCCAACAGGAATAGGGAAGACCACTGGCCAACCAGCAGTAAAGTATTGGTCACGAACTTCCAAAGCATTAATCATTGATATCTCCCTTTCTTGAGTTCAAGTTTAATACAAGTGGGGTCTCAAGATTGGAAATTATCATGTGAAGCTCTTCACCTTTGTCTTTCCGAAGGCTGATCTCGTCTGCTACAGCCTTATCTACTAAGTATGTACTGTGCACCCACGGATAAACCCGCTGGGTTAGGCTTTTAGGTATATGAGGCATTTTAGCATACCGATAATAAAAAAGCCCCTTGTCACCAGGAATCCCTGATGAGCTGGACAAACCTAAATAGATCAGTAACGCATTTAGTGGATAAGTGTCTTTTAAATCATAACAAGCATTAATAATAAGCTCTTTTTGCCAACTAAAATCAAGGCTCTGAAACTTAGGGTACTTTTTGACAATATCTAGAAATCGCAAAGAGTCTTTAAGGCTCATGCGATTTTTAGAGGAATACCACCAATGAGAACAGATTTTTGGTTTTGCTCTGGAAGCTCTCTTAGCTAAAAGCTTCTTTTCCGCTCGGGTTAATGGCACCCCTAAGAGATTGTAAATATCGCCTTGTTTTAGGTAGAAGGTTGCCCCTAGTTGTTCTCTGCCATCAATGAGCGGATACGATATGCGATATGGCGCAAGGCGTCGAAACTGTGACGCTGAGAATGGCTGAGTTCTGGGAATCCCCATGCTTTCATCCTTTCTGGGGTACAAGTCGTTTTGATAGAGCTTGGCGATTGATACATAAGGTGCGTCCAAGGATAATACTCACTATCTTGATCTCCATATTTTTCTGCGTACTGAATCTTTGATGCGATCCTGACTGGGGATAAAAGTTCCCTCCCCATTCCTCCTTGTCGGAGAATAAAATCCTCAATGATAAATTGTACAGTCCCGTAATAAAAATCGTCGGCAATAGGCCAAGTTTCAAAGAAGTCAAAAAACCGGTGCACAAATTCGTCTTCTGCGGTAAATAGGTCTTCTGTGGTTTGAAACTCTCGGAAATCATATTGCGATGTCGCTAGCCAATGGATGTCGGAAAAATCTTTTGGATCATAGCTTACACAAGCAACAGCTATCCCTGTTACTCCACCCGGATCAACTGCTGCAATAAAATCATCTTTCCGGGGCTGAAATCGCAATTTGTTATCACTTATGATTTGCCAGAGATCTTCTTTAGCGAAATCAAATTCAATATGCTTAATTGAGCTGGACAAGGGTTAAATCCTTTCCTTGAATAGCCAATCCGTATTCAAAGCTTGTTGTTCCTGTTACATGAACCAAGAACTCTTTACTATCATCATAGTACTTCAGTTCTTTGGCTAAAGAGCGGTATTGATAACGAGAGATATTAACCGCTACCTCCTTGCCCTTGCTAGTAATGCATGTGAGTTTCGCTTTGAGGTTGAGGTGCGGTGAATCCATGCCGTCTGTGTCTACAAAGATTCGCTTCAGGCCCTCGACTCGTAAAATCGTTGTGACCAGCTGATTCCCGAGTTGAGCATTTAAGTTTTTAGAATCAAGTGTGAGCGCTGGTAGGTCTAGCTCCCAATTATTGATCTTTTCTGTAACAATTTGATAAAGATTTTCGTCAAACTCGACACCGAAAGGATCAACGTTATCATCTAACCAAGTATGAATTGCCTCAACAGTCTTTTTTCCAAAACCTTTGACCTCATACATATATCGCTCCCAAGAAGCAACATCGGGGCTAGAATTAAGTGCATCTCGCATTGCCTTTGCAATCTTAGGCCCAACCTTTGGAAGCTGTAAGAACCCGGCCCTGACTGACCGCTCTAGGGCAGACCAAGTATATCCGCTATAGGCTGGATGAGGTGGGAGGATGTCGATATTGTGAGCCTTAGCGTCAAGCAAGATAGGCCGGACAGGATCAATCTTGCCCTTCACTTTGCCTTTCTGGCTAGCAATCGTGAGCGCACCAGCGTAGAAACTCGCTGGATAATTTCGCTTTAGATACATCGTCCAGTAAGCGATGACGGCATAACTGACCGCGTGTGCGACATTAAAAAGATAGCCTGAGGACGCAGCCATGTAATCCCAAATCTCCAAAGCGAGGGTTTCGCTTGCTCCCCATTGCTCTTTAGCACCAGAGACGAACTTAGCTTTAAATTCGTCAAAGGCTCCGCCTGATTGTTTAGATCCAATGATTTTACGGAGCCGTCCAATCTCGTGATCGGATAGCCCACCAAATTCTTTACCAATCTGCATCACCTGTTCTTGGTACACCAAGCATCCATTAGTAGAGCCGAGGATCTTATCAACCACTGGATGATAACTACGGGGCTCAGCCCCTCGTGCTACACGGATGTATTCGGCTGTCATGCCTGAAGACAGTGCACCAGGCCGGCTGAGAGCGTTGATGTCTGCTAATTGATTGATATCTGGATAGGCGTCTGGACGGTCCCAAAATAGCTGATTGACAATGGCGCGGGTTGAGCGACCTTCAAATTGGAAGATCCCGTTAAGATCATCACTAGCGAAGGATTTCAACACTGTGACGTTATCAAGGGGGAGATTGTATAGGTCATCAATAGTGAAATCGGGTGCTCCCTCGATTGCTTTAGAGATAAGTGTTAGGGTAGAGAGTCCTAGACAGTCAAGCTTGAGAAGATTAAGGTAAGCCGCATCGCGTTTGTCAAAAGCGATGACTTCTGTATCAACACCGCTAGACTTAGTTGAGTGATATAAAGCGCAAGTCTCTTTGATTGGTTTGTTACTTAACACCATCCCTGCTGCATGGATAGAAAGCGTCTTCATATCGCCTTCAATCTCAAAAGCCTTTTCTAGTCCAGGATGAGCCGTAATAATAGCTTGTGCTTCCTCAAAGTTTTCCGCTGCAATTTTTGCTGTTTCAAACTCACGTGGGTCACCGAATGGCAACTGCTCAATATAGCTATTGTATTTGTCAGCTACATCAATTCGGACACCGCTAACTCTTGCCACGTCTTTAATAGCCATTTTCCCCCGATAACGAGAGAAATTACCAATATTCCCAACATTTTCATTCCCATATCGGGACCTCGCATATTCAAAAACCTTATCTCGTTTTGCGTCTTCATAATCGGTATCAATATCAGGTGCGTCTTCGCGTCCGGGGTCAAGGAAGCGCTCAAAAAGCATTTGCGGGAACATCATTGGATTAATCTCTGTGATCCCAAGAAGGTAACAAACCAGCGACCCGGCGGCTGATCCACGTGCGGGGCCAACCACAATGCCTTCCTTCTTGGCCCAATTAATTACATCTTGATTAATAAGGAAGTAATCACAGAAGCCTTTTTCCTTGATAACCGCAAACTCTTTCTTGATGCGATTGATATAGGCCTGTTTGTTTTCTTTGTAGTGAGTAGTGAAAGTCTCTGATTGACTTACTCGTCGGAGCAGACCGTTTTGTAGTTCCTTGATGAGCCGGACCTCCGCTTGTTCATCTGTCCAGCCCGTCTGAAACCTGATAGGATCATTCTTCGGTAAGGTAACGCTGCATCGCTCAGCAATACGGGGAGTAATCATTATTGCTTCTCTGGCCACGGCAGGTGGCACAGCAGCAGCGACCAGGCGGCTATATAGCTCTTTTTCTGAACGTGGATAGGCTTGTGGGTCCCGCTCATAGTTTCGTCGCTCTGTGAGCTTGCTAGGGGTCTGGTTCCATGCAATAGCGTTGAGGTACACCTGGGTTTCCCAATCACTAGGGAGCGGATAGTGCACATCACTTGTGGCCACAAGCGGAATACCTAGTTCTTTTCCGATCCGCACATTCATTGAATTGAGTACCCGAGTGCGCATATAGAACGAAAATGGCTGAAGCTCAATATAGTATCGGTCACTATAACATTCTTGAAATCGCTTCGCTAATTCAACACCAAGTGGGTATCGGCTAAGGTACATCTGTTTATCCGCTTCCGTGGGATTAGCCAAGTTATCTAAGCGGGGAACGTCTGTAACACTTTTCCCTCCTGCTAGGGTGCAAGAGAGCCATGAATCAGCACAGCCAGAAAACACAATAAGGTCAGAAGTGAGTTTTCTATCTAGCAACCATTCAGGATGCATAGTTGGTTTGAAATAAAAACCTTCATGGTAAGAGCGGGTGACTAATTCATTGAGTTGTCGATAGCCTTGCTGGGTCATAGCAAGGATTGTTTGGTGGAACTTATGCTTTTCATTTGGCGGAGCTACATAAGCTTCTACGCCAAAGATGGGTTTGATTCCGTGTTTTTTACAGGCTTTCTCCAGCTGCACATGGCTGGAAACATTGCCATGTTCAGTCACAGCTAGTGCTGACATACCTAGCTCTTTTACTCGCTTGACGTGTTCTTCGGGTGTGCCGTGTCCATCACCGAAGCTGAAAGAGGTGTGTCCATGAAGTGATACGAAATCCATTTTGACTCCAAAAATGAAGACTCACTAGCTTTTCAGAAAGGAAGGAAAAAGATTAGCTAGTGAGTACAACAATATTATAACATTATTATGTTCATCTTACAAACTACCAAGCCTGGTCATCGCCGTCTGAGAGCGCGTATTCCAGTTTTTCCTGGTCAAAGCCGGTAAGATTATATGTGTTCCCACTACCAAGGTGGCGGATTGCAATATAAGGGGCTTGCTGAATCCGTTGTGAGGCTATTAAATCAGGGTAATTTGATAAGAAGCCTCGATCAGAAACCTTTAATTCCCCTTGATAATTTTTGATAAAGCGCTTGGCATTATCACATTGCTTACAGCGAGGCAGAGAATAAATATCAACTTCCACCACAGTTACATCAACTCCATGTCACCAAGGTTTTCAAAACCGTCTGCTTCAGGCGGATTACCGTCTTGCAGAGCCTTGGTTGCAGCAACATCAATGTATTTCACTTGTGCCCATTGTTTTTCTGGGTCTCGGGTGTCGTCCTGAAGGCCAGAAACAACCACTACCTTGATGAAATCACCGATTTTATTCCCCGCGAACTCGGAAAGCTGACCGTCGGTTTCACTGTTTTCACTAGCTACATAATCGCTATTTGCTAAAGCGATATAGCATTCGTCAGCTTTGTCTTTTCCAAAGCTAATGGCCTTCATAAAGTCATCAAGATTATTAAGCTGAAGAGAGAAACCACTTGCAGATGGGTCATAAGGGATCACTACATAGTGAGTAAAAACAAAACCCTTATATGCGCCTTGAGATTCATAATCTTCAATCGCAAGCCGAGCTTTGAACATCAGGTTGCCTGAGCGAGATTCAGTGAGGTTCAGCTGAACAAGCCGCGTATCATATTTGCCAGGCTGAGGGGTGGGGCCACTATAGCCACCAGTATTTTCCCGAGCCTTCTTGATATCCTCTAGAGAAGGACGGGTGTTAGGGATGTTGAATTTCAGCATTTTTCTATTTTACTCCATACTTAGCTTGCATGTCATTTGTGAGTCGTTCAAGTGTGAGATTTGCCACAGGTTTAGGGTAAATTCCCAGCTTATCTTGAGTTCGTATGAACTCATGAGGAGTACTATCAAACTTTCGTATGATTTCTCCTTGGTTATTTTGTGTGATAGAAACATAGAACGCAAGATCCATGCGTCCCATAAGATAATCTGGCATCTTCCCCTTGCGACCATCAATGTCAGGACAAATGATCCGAGAGTCTTCTTTCAAAGATGTGTCTGTAGCCAAGAAAATAACATTCGCCTTGCTATAGCAAAGGTCATCAATAAGCTTTTCGGTGTGAAGAAATGCGGTGTTATATTCTTGAAGCTCTCGATTAAGCTTGTCCCGATTCGCTTTACGGTTATCGGCAATCCATGGCCAAATAAGCTTCGACTGCACGCGAGAAAGCGAATCCACAATAACCCAATCAAAAACATAAGGATTTTCTTGTACCCACTTCACAGCCTTCAAAAGCTTAGGGTACGAATCTATGCGCTTAATTTTTGTTTTATTCCCTGGTCGGCTAATCGCGTTAAGACCGTTCTCAATGGATAAAATTAAAACTTTTTCACCATCATTAGCCCCACTACCAGCGAAAAAAGTCTTGCCAACAGCGGGGGGACCATATACCAAGATGTTAACCTTTTCGCTTACAGACTCCGCTGTCTCTAGGCTATCAAGGAAGGGATCGCTCATAAACAACTACCTCGTATTGCATCATTACTGTTCTTACCTCTTCTGACTCCGGCCCCTTAACATCTACCTGATATCCCCGTTCATGAAGCCAGGCGACAATATCTTTCGCCACTAACTCTTGAGACTTCATGTAATAGTTATCGGTGCCGACCTTTCCGACCCAACAGAATAGATTTTCCTCTGCCAGAATATTCTTTGTGGAATCGTAGAAGAGTACAACACAATAGGGGAAATAGGTATCATCAACAAATCTTCGAGATGAATTATCCCAGTCAATATAAATGCATTTCCGTTCCATCACCACCGCCTTTTATAAAGATTTGGTAACTTTTTCATATCCATTCTTCCTTGCTCATCAAGCTTACAAAGCTCTCGAAGCTCACACCGACAACAAGCACTACTTGGCGACTTTGTGGGAGCCAAAATACCTTCCTCAATATACCGCATGAGCGTTAAATCGCTTTGCAGCCGATAAATGAAGTCTTTGATTTCTTGCTTCGTCCGCGACGTTGTTTTACGTACAAAGCGAGGGGACGGCTGCACCTTCTTTGGGTCACCGTAAACAATTACCTCATGCTCTTCAGCTAAACTCTTTAGCTCTGCAAGTGACGAACCCTTGATCTTTTCCTCTGTTAACCAGGGGACACCAAGTAATTCTTTTTCATAATGCTTTCTTTCTGGTTTCTTGTGCGCTACACCCTTATCGTCAACGCCTGAAAGATCTTGCGCTTCTTTTCGTAAATAATTATATACGATCACTTGGACAAACTCATCTGGACGTAAAATCCCCTGGTCACGAAACATTTTTGTCACAACTGCGAGATACAAGGTTGCCTGCTCATCAAGCGGAAGATATTGGGTGTTCTCGCTTCCTAGTTTTGAAGCTGTTTTGTGCTCCATCACTGTGAAGCGACCAGCGTTATCCATGTCTTGATACACCAGGTCTACAGCGCCGATAAGGTCTCGTTGTAGTTGCTGATTATTCGGCCCCACATAGGGAATACCCCACTTAAACCGCTGCTCATTGGCGATGACATGGATGTACCGATCTTCACCCCAATGATGCAAGTAACCTTCAAGCATGTTAACGCCAAGGTCAAGCTGCTGATTCATTTTCTCTTGATCTCGGAAAAGCTCTGTGTACTCAGGGTTTTCTGCCTGAGAGGTGAAGAAACTCACCCACCCGTCAACGGGGTGCATTCCTCGATCCGACCCTGGAATGTACCACTTCTCTAGTGCCTTATGGATTCCAGAACCAAAGAAAAGCGGAAGTTGGTTCTTGTAAATAGACTCAATCCCGTTTACATACCGCTGGAAATAAGACCAGGGACACTCTTTAAACCGCCGTTTTGATGAGTGGGATACAGTTTTAGGTAAGTAATTGTTTGGCATCATAGCTCCCATCTAGGATTTGTTTTTGCAGCTCTTCCCGCTTTTGGACTTTCTTTGCTATGGTTTCCTCGATCGTCCCTTTTGAGCGAACGTAATGCACAATCACATTATGGATTCGGCTCACCCGGTGGATACGATCTTCCACCTGCTCCTGATCGTCTGGGATAAAGGTCTCATCCAAAATTACCAGTTCATCGGCACGATCAAGCGTAAGTGCGACACCGCCTGACTTAGTGTTCAGTAGCATGATTCGCTTTCCTGCTGACTCTTTTTGGAAGTCTTCTACTGCTTCCGCACGCTTAGCTGATGAAACCTCTCCGGTAATCTTCCAACATGAAACGTCGTACTTGTCTAGTAAAGTCTGCTCAAAAAGATCAAGCACCTGACTGAACTGGCTGGCAACAACTACTTTGCTGTCTTCTTGTGATTTGGCCTCCGGTTGGTCAATGATCCCTCGTTCTGTAAGAAAGTCAACAAACCAATCAAATTTGTTTGATGGGAGAGCGGGGGTAAATACTAACTCCCTCTGAATGTGATGAACATCACCAGAAACACTAGCAAATTGTTTCAGCCGCGTAAGCTCAGCAAGAACCCCTTGAGCAATGAGCGTGCCAGAAGCGAGCCTTGTCAAAGCCAACTCTTTCATCTGCTTATAAAAGCTCTTCTGTTTCGGCGTTAGATCAATCCAGTGTCCGACAACGCCATGATGAGTAGAACCGGCATATCGCTTCGGCGGAAGCTCTGGGAACACATCAAGCTTCTTTCGGCGAATCATGATGGGTTCTAATTGTTTGGAAAAATCTTCCTTCAGCAGTGGATTTAGCCCTAAGATCTCAGTTTGCTGAACAACTCTTGACTTTGTATAAATCTCTTTTGGCCTGGTAATAAACCACCTGTTGACCCAAGTCCAATAAGCTTCAATCTCTGAATTGGATAGAAAGTCTAGGGTGCCCCAAAGGTTCTCTAACTTTCCACGAAAGGGAGTCCCAGACATAGCAAACCGATAGGAGGTTTTCTTTCCAAGCATCATAATGCCACGACGTACTAAGGTCTGCTTGTAAAGCTTGGTCTTATCAGTTGGCAAAACTAAATGCGACTCGTCAATAATGAGTGCCTGAAGGGAGATCTGAAACAGATCTTTGAAGTGTTCCTCATACTTAGGCTTCGTTCCTGTCTTAGGATCACCCCGGAAATATCGGACCCTCGCTGTTTCAAAATTGGCGACAATCCACCGACGTCCTTGTGGGGGAGAGATGATAACCTTACTTAAGAGCTTCTCCTTTGTGGCTTTCCCGCCTTTAATGATGATAACCTCATCATCTGTCCACTTAGCAAGCTCTTCCGGCCATGAAACGTGAGCCGCCACCATTGGTGCCAAAACCAGGATGTTACCTTGCGTTACCAAGCTCTTTATAGTTTCAATCATCTGGAGTGTCTTTCCTGTCCCCGGCTGGTCAGCGAGTAACCCGCCTTGATGCTGGGTTAAAAAAGACACCCCGTCCTTTTGAAACGGGGCTAACATGTTATTTCTCCCTCCGCCACTTAGTGAAGCCTAACCCTTGCAAAACGCTTACAAAGATCTCTTCGGTGCCATAGGCAAAATCAAAATAGTAGAAGGGAGTTCCATCTTCTTTCTTCTCTTGCCAGAGAAACCCGCGGGCTTTCATATCTTTTACCGCTGCGGTGTGCGCTAAATTGTGAAGGATCACTTTCTGTCCTTCCCAAGGGATAATCTCTAGCTCTTTCCCTTTCAAGACATTAGGATTATCAGCTCCAGTCGTCATCGCTCAACTCCTCCGTTTTAGCGAGAATATATGAAGAACCGGATCCAGAGAAGAAGTCATGGGTCTCATTGGTTTCCAGCGTCATCTGAGCCAAAATGGCGGGTGATACATCTACCTCTTCGGGCTTAAACTCGACAGGAAGCCCTAAGTTAGTGAGGGCTTTATTTGCGTTATAAGCGGAGTACTTTAGTGCATCTTCTTCCCACGTGGTGTCAGCATATAGGTCATGCACATAATCAACCTGAAGCTCATAGAGCTTACGGACAAACAAAAGCGCACGTCCAGCAAGCAGCTCTTGCCGATCTTGCGGCAAGGTGTCAAAAAGGGCTTTGGCACGCAGACCAATGTAGAAGCCGTGGATTCCTTCGTCACGCATGATAAGCCGGATGATGTCTGCGGTATTTGTACACTTCCCCTCTGCACAAAGACGCAAAGCCGGATAGAAACCTGAGTAGAACAAGAAGCTTTCTAGGAATACGCTTGCGGTTCGGCAGAAAAATTCCCGACTCTCTAAATCCCCCGTATGAGATTTGTAGTATTCAACAATGCTTCGTGCTTGAGCCTGAAGGTTCGCATTAGTGTGTGCAAACTCAAACGCAGCTTCGATCTGCTCAGTGCTGTTCAGCGTCGTAAAGATCGAACTGTAGGAACGCGCATGAATCGCTTCCATGCCACCAATGAACGCCATACAGGCCTCTTCATGGTGACTGTGCGCATAAGTCCCAACCGCGTGTGCGCCTACCTCGCTCTGAATGGTATCTAGCACAGTGAGCCCCGCGAAGGCACGCTCTAGCGCTAGCTGCTCTTCCCGCGGAACGGTACTCCATGAGGGCAAGTCATTACTGAGCGGGATTTTTTCTGGCAACCAGAAGTTGCCAGTCATTCGATTCCAAACATCAAGGTCAAGTTGATCCTTGAGGTTGTTCCAGTCTACGGCTGTAAAAGCCATTTCTTCTTCCTTTCTAGCTTACCTTTACGCTAGGTAAAGCAGGTTGTTCCATGACAAGAATGTCTTGGAATTTGACGTTTTTCACGCCAATCTTCTTCAGTAATTCAAGAATATAGATTGCTGATTCCAAGATTGGTACTCGCTGTTCAGGTTCTTTTACCGAGTTGTAGTCAAATCCGACAATTCGAGTAAACACTTCCCAATTCGCATAGCGGAGATTCCGGCGAAGATATGGGAACACCCAAGAGCGAAACGCACAGTATTTACCCCCTGGTTGATACATAGGGACTATTTTGGGTTCATTGGATTCATTGACTTGAATCCGAGGATTGGCATGGTACGTGTAGGAGACTACTTCTTCAAAATCCATTTGAGTAGCATTCATTAATGCTACTACTCGATTGGTTGATGGAGTTTTCTTCCCTTTGTAATACAACAGGTCTTTTGCAGTGGCAATGGAGAAGCCAGGTGCTGTAATAAGCTTAGCTTTTTGGGGTATTGTGAGTTTCTTTTGTGACGTGCTAAAAAAATGTTCAAGTCGATCAAAGAAATCAGTTTGATATTCGCAATGTACCCGCTGTTTTGAGCGATACATTCCTCTTCCTTTCTGTGTATGTGTATGCCCCCATTATACAAATCTTTGAGGGCTAGACAACTTGCTGTGTTATAAAACACAGCTTACGCATTCGGCAACCTCAGTGCCAGGAAGCGCTTGTTGGCGAACTCGCATGTAGTAAAGAGTCTTGAGACCCTGTTTGTGAGCGTAGATGTAGTTCTTTACTACATCTCGGGTAGTCGCTGTGTTGGGGTAGAACAACACAGCGGAAATCCCCTGGTCAACCCAGGGAGTTGCTGCTGCATACATGTCGATTACTCGCTGTTGGTCAAGGTTGTAAGCGGTTGTAATTGATTGGTAGTTGTCTTTATTTACACCAAAGGTTGGCACATATGTGCGACCCGTCTTGCCTTCCTTTCGCGTCTCGATAATGTCTGTCGCTGGTTGAATACCAGGGGTGGCGTTTGTGAGATAAGAAATTGAACCAGTCGGCGGAATTGCTTGTAAGTACATGTTGGTTACTGGATTATCAGACAAGTCACCTTTAACCCGATAGAACAACTCTTCAAATCGACTATCCACATCTTCCTTAAACCACTCAGGCGTACCTTGCCCCACCTGAGGAAGCTTTGATGCTTCTCGCTTATAGGCCCTTATTTTTTCGAGATACTGCCACTGATCCGCTCGGGAAGCTACTTTACCTGTCAGCTTAGCTGTTTCCATGGTTGCAGACTCCGCACAATAGGCAATAAGCGCCATGTATCGGCGGAAAAAGTCTATTGCTTCTGGAGAACCGTACTCAATGCCTTGAGTAATGAGGTATCCATGCAAATTCATCTGCCCCAAACCAATAGAGCGAGTAAGAGCGGCCCCATTGCGAATGCTTCGTACCGGGAAATCATTATTATTAGAGACAGATTCCGAAACATTAGTGAGGAACTTGACCGCAGCCATTACTGTTTGATGGAAGTCCTTGAAACTCTTGCATTCCATCATTTTTGCCACATTAAAAGATCCAAGGTTACAAGCAATATCCATCCCTGTGTAACTGGGGTCTCCATTATCAAAGTAATGGGACGCCGAGTTTACCTGTAGGATTTCAGAACAAAGGTTCGACATATTAATTCGTCCCTGCTCTGGATACCAATTATATTTATTGGCGGTATCTTCAAACAGGATATACGGATAGCCAGACTCAAATTGGATTTCTGCTAGGGTTTGGAAAAGCCGCCGAGCACTAATCTTCGTCTTCTTGATATCGGGATTTTTTACCCACTCATAATAGTGCTCCGTTACCGACAAATCACTGAGCGGCTGACCCGTAACATTGTAGATGTCATACGGACTGAACAGATACATATCTTCGTTCCGCTGAGCTAGTTCAAAAGTGATATCTGGGATCACGACACCGAGCGACAGAGTTTTAATGCGAATCTTTTCATCGGCATTTTCCCGCTTGGTATCCAGGAATTTCAGGATATCTGGGTGATGTGCATTGAGATACACCGCTCCTGCGCCTTGGCGAGCACCAAGCTGGTTGGCGTAGGAAAAAGCATCTTCCAGTAGCTTCATGACCGGGATAACCCCAGAGGACTGGTTTTCAATCCCTTGAATGGGAGCGCCGACTTCACGAAGGTTCGTGAGCGACAAAGCAACCCCACCACCTCGCTTCGAGAGCTGAAGCGAATTGGTGATTGCGGCACCGATCGACTCCATGTTGTCTTCTACTCGCAAAAGATAGCAGGACACCGCTTCTCCACCTGCTACGCGACCAGCGTTCAGGAAGGTAGGTGTGGCAGGCTGAAAGCGCTTCTGAGCCATATAGTGAGCCATATCTTTAGCATGACCCTCACTACTAGAATAAGCGACAGCTGTTAGCACAATCCGGTCACAAATGTTTTCTAAGAACCATTTGCCGTCCCGGCTCTTCAAGGCGTATTGCTGATAGAACTTATATGCCGACATGAATGTTTCAAAGAACCCGAACTGACCAATCTTTTCTTCAATCTCCATGACTAAATCAAAGAAAAACTTAGAACCGTACTTACATACCACCTCGCTATCAATGTACATATTCTCATTGAGGTAGTTGTACTTTTCCTTCAAGTTCATTCCGTGAGCCAAGAAGTAGTCCCGCGGTTTTATTTCAGTCTCAATATAGTTTTCTAGCGCCTCGATGTCTTTCTCGAACTGCGGCTTACCATCTGAACCAACCAGGTTAAGCTGGGAATTGAGTTGAAGATATTCTTTCATGTTATTCCTTTTCTGCAACTAAAAGTGGCGCCATAGAGAGCAAAAGAACCACGGACGCTAGGATATATTGTCCCATTGCAAACCACGATTCAAACGTCAAATAGCCTACGGCAACAAGCACGAAGGCAAAAATAACACCAGGCCAGAACGGTTTTTTCTCACTGGTTTTGGTGTTCTCATCAACAAATTTTAGCACGTCAGCTAGTGCTTTTTCCATTTCTGGATTGGTTTCAGTCATAGTGATTATGGTAACACAAAACCCCCGGCTATACCGGGGGCTTGTTAAGCCTCAGTTGTTGAACCTCAGCTTATACTATCACATACACAGAAACTGCCATTTGTACTGCGAGGGGTTGAACCCGTGCCCTGAGAGAGAATCGAACTCTATACGTCACAAAGGGGTGAAAAGGGAGATAGTAGAAGACGTGTAAACCTACCAGGGCTCTTCTGAAAGAAGATGATTTTATTGTAAGTGTGAAGAGGGATGGTGTCAAGCGGCCATAAGGGATTGTGACGCAATCCACTTCTCAACCGGAAATTCAGGAAGATGTCTCGGGGTTTCCGCTTCCGGTTTCGGCGGGCGACGCATCAAATTCACGAACAAGTCGTAGAAGCTCTTGAACTGTTTCTTGATATTCTTGAACACTTTTCTGGTGATCCTTCTTGGCGAGATAGTAATTGATAACAAACAGACCTGCAAGGGAAGCAAAAATTACCGTTGATAACGTATCACTCATTCTTGTTCTCCAATGCAGTCTTGAGTTTTTCCAGTTCAGCAATCCGTCCGTTGATGTAGGAGGTGTCACGAAGAATCTTTGCTGAAAGGAAAGACAGGGTACATGTGGCACATAGTAGCGCAATGTTGATGATGGTGAGAATCATTTTTTACATCCCTAGTAGTAGGTCGGCTTGTTTCTTTTCGTTTTGCCGAAGTTTCGCTTCAATGTGGTTCAGACCTTTCTTGAGGCTGAGTTCATCCTTCCGGTCGGTAAGGCATGTGCCGAACATTCCGACAAATAGCACCCCACAAGCGATGAGCCCCGCGGCTTTGAGGTCAGAGGTTTGGTTCCATGCTGAGCTGAAGCATACGCCTGCGATGAAGGCGTAGAAGATTGCTGCATACAAGGTCTTGCGCTTGAGGTCTTTGAGTTCAAGGGTTTTATTTTCGATTGCGGTTTGAAGCTTGATCGCTTCCTCTTCTAGTTGGAAGAGTTCTTGTTCTGCGTTTTTCACTGGTTTGACTCCAAAAATAGTTGTGCTTTCTTGGTTTGTACCCAATCAAGTTCAACTTTATCCTTTTCCAATGTTCCAGCATCTAGTATACCGTCTTTATGGAGACCAAAGAGCATATTAAGGCCAATAAACAATGTGATAATCCCCACAAAGATGGTTGTGACGCACAATACCCAAACATATGGAAATAAAATTCCTACCGTGGTGAAAGAAACTACTAACACGGAAGAGAAGCCAACCAGTCTTCTTAAGCCCTTACTAATCTTCTCGGACTCGGACTGCTTAGATACAATAGATTTCTTGAGCTCTAGTTCTCGCTTTTCTAGCTCGTTTGTCTCTTTCATGAGTTCCTGCTTCATTTTTAATTCTTGCACCTCAGGAAGATTATTCACTGTCTTTTCTAAATCTGACATTATATCTTTAGTCTTATAAATAATGGAGGAAAAATAATCCGATGCTTCCTTAGACGAATTTGCGGCTAATTGAATATCTCGACGACAATATTCTAGCTTTTCTAATCTATCATAATCCATAGGCCAATAAGTAGCATGGTCAACAAAATCCCTAAAAGAGATTTTCAAGCTTTTGAGATAATCTGCTTTATCGGAAACAAGTGCAAGGTTGCTGGTAAGTATGCGAAGTTGAGTCAAAAGCTGAGTCTCAAGTTCTTTTTTCTGTTCAGTCATGTTATCTCGTTACCCAATCCTCGATCTGATTTTCTACTTTCTTCAGCAACCCCTTGTTCCGGTTCATTGCCTCAATGTTGTCCAAGAGCTCTCCGTGAATGTCTCCTGAGTCAAAATAAATCCATGTTACCCAGAGCGTACAAAACACAACCCCAAAAAACATGATCCCTATATTTCCAGTGATTACGGTGAGCAGTCCTGTCCCAATTAGCCCCGGCACACCTAAACTAAAACGGAAAATATAATAGGAGATAATGGCTCGCCGTTCTGCACGAAGATCAATGATCCGCTCTTGGATATCACTCTTCCTCGTCAACATGGCGTTTAGCTCTGGGGATAACATTGGTACATCTCCAAACTGAGCTCTGCTTGCCGACCGAGGTTGTTCTGTAACTCTACCTTGCTTTGCTCTAAGTCTCGTAGGCTTTGCTTCTTCTCTGGAGAATAAATCTCCTTCACCACCCAAGAACCGTAAAGCAGAAATAGACTCAGTACAGCGAGACAGATAACTACCGAACCCCAATACACACCAATACCACCAAGCGAGATGAAAAACAAAATGCTTAAAATAACCTGTTGTTGCTGTTGTTTTTTATCCAACCGCAATAAAGCTTCTTGGGATGCGATTTCTTTTTGAAGATCAAGGGCCTTGTTTCTTAAAACCTTCAGCTCCGACTGGTGTAAATCGGGAATGTCTAGACGGATCTTCAAGTAAGCATCATTCATTTCTTTAGTTGCTTGATGAAGCTTACAGATTTCTTCAGAGAAATAAACACCTAAAGTATGGAGATTATCTTTTTCTTTATCAGAATAAAACATCCCCGCGAAGGGTTTAGCAATTCCAGTGGCTTGGTAATACGACATGTACTCGTCAAGTTTTTCCGCGGCTTGAACCAAGTCTTTACCAATTCGCTTCTGCTCTTCGGCAAGCTCTACGAACTTGTCGTACTGTTCATTATTCATTTGGACTCCCTGGTTTCACGAAGTTGAGCCAGTGGGTTTTACTAGCCTTCCCGCTTCTGTGTCCGAACATTGGTGGATACGGGGAAAGCTCAACAATCTGCTTCACTGGAATTTGAGTCTCGTTCCACTTAAAGATCAAAGCGCAGCTGGGTTTGAGTACCCTAAATGCCTCTGAGAAGCCTTGTGCTAGTACGTCTTGCCAATCAGGCAGTAAGGCCCCATATTTCGCATACATCCAGCTTGTTTCACCTAACCGCTCTAAGTGCGGAGGGTCAAAAAGCACCAGGTGGAAAGTGTTGTCAGCAAAAGGGAGGTGGCAAAAATCCGCTTGTACATCAGGCTTGACCTCGATCTCTCGATCATCACAAAGCGTGAGTTGTTCCACCCGTTTGTCCAGAAACACGGTGTCTTCCGGGTGCTTGTTGAACCAGGTGCTTTTTGACCCGCATGTCATATCCAAAATCATTTAATTCTCCCCATTCTCATAACCCATTTCATTTAGTTTTATCCTTGCCCTTCTAGCGAACTCATCTGTGTGTTCAAAGGCGGGGAGACACTTAAAATTCTCAATCACTTCCAAATATTCATTAACCCTGTCCATAATGTCCTTTCGACCAAAAAGCATAGGATCCTCTAGCTTTAAAAATAAACGAGAAGCGGCAATCATAGACTCTGTTACCTCAATGTAATCAGACAATCGCCACTGATACACGCAAGCTTGAGGTGTAGGCTCTTCCTTCTTGTTATGTTGACAATCACCTGTCAGGCGAAGCTTTGGCTTTACAGAATCAATATATTCTTGCATCCCGCGGATATCAATGTCCCCTAGCTCGTCGAAAACACATTTTTCTAAAGCAAGGGATAGGTCGGAATAGTCACCACCACTGGTGAGCGAGAAGCGATATGAAAACAAGTTTTCAAGACTGGCAACCAAGCTCATCATATGCCGAGCGCTGTCAGCATGCTGCTTCCAGTATTCAGCTGATTCACCTAACCATTCTTCTTGGTCACTCATGATTCCTCTCCCTTCTCTTTCTCTGCTTGAGAGCACATGTCAGCAACAAAATCATCGACGGCTTTGCTGAAGTCTTCTTTGATTCGGGTCATGAAATTGGTAAACCAATCCACAGGGATTTCTCCATCAGGATAGCGACCGTCTTCCACCAGGCCTAACCCCAATTTTCCAACCTCGTAATTTACTTGAAATTGAGTCGTGCCAAAAAACGATTTCACCGAATTAAGACTAACTGTTGGTGTTTTCATTATTTTCTCCTCTTCTTCTATTCCTAGAGTACGAATAAAATCTTTGACAGCTAGAGAAAATTCATCACTGACTCGCTCAAGAATATCTACCGCCCAATCCAAAGGGAGCTCAGAATAGGAATCAACATGATTTTCTTCTAAAAGCTCTTCTTGAATTTCTTGAAGCATTTCTTCAGTCTCACGAAACTGCTTATTTATGAATTTTCTGATGCGATGCATTGTAAGCAGCTCAGGGAGTTCTTCGTCCTTTTCAAGGAACCCATGATTATACATTACCTTCAGCTTCCTTTCGGTTTTTGATATGTGTACTCAGGGCAGTGTCAATTGAATGTCGTGCTTCTTCTAGCATGCGAACAAGCTTCTCATCAGAAAGGTAAGGCCTTTTCATGTGCTGTTCGGCGTTGTCCCTTCTCATTACCAGAAGGTTTAAAATTGAAAGCCCTTCGGATAAGGGAGAAAGAATTTGATCGTCTTCATAATAAGTATCCTCAGCCCGTAAAATAGCAAGATTAAAAAGGCGCTCCATCTCTTCTTCAAGAAGTTCATCATAATCTGACATAGGGTTTCAACTCCAATTCTTTATGCCACCAGGCAAGTCTTGACTCAATGTTCTGGGAATAATTACGAACCAATTCCTCACAGTGAGCGCAAATCCGAGGCTTAGCATTGTGAGAGTGATAACAATGTCCAAGAAAGCTATTCATTCTTGAAATATCTCTAGCTAGCTTTATCGCTTTCTTCTGGTGCTTACAAACCCTTAACTGAGCGAAAGAGTCTTCTATCATCTCAATTTCTTTTAGAGTGCTGAGTAAGCACCAGCCGCTGTCGGAGTGAGACATTGTATTACTCAGGTTTGTTTTCGGGAACGGGCAAGCTATCAAAAGCTTTCCGCATCCGCTCTAACACTTCGCCTTCTTTGTAGCCGGGTGGGAAACCAATCTTCTCGACGCCGTCAGCAAAGCTCGCGTAATCCTTCTGCGGAGGGTTCGTATCGCCTTCTAGCTGGGGGAAGAAGGGGAAATACTCTTCTAAAGCAAGCAGCGGCTCTTCAATATATGATAGCGAGATTGGACGGTGACACTTGCCGTATTGCAACTGCTTCTTGTACTTCTTATAGCGGTTGCGGAACCGTGCTTTTAAAGCCCTAAAATAGGCGTAGCTGATTGTCTTCTGGTTCATTTTCTTCTTCCTTTTTGTCCCAACTGGCTAACCAGTTGTTGCCAGTGTTGAGTGTAAGTCGCCTTCGTAGGCCTGCTCGAAAGCGATCATCTGTTTCTTCTGAAACTGTATCTAGTAGATAGTTTTGCATGGCGTCTGAATCAAAGCGTACAGCAGACCTGATGTAACCACCCCCATCCAGCGGGGCACCGTCTTCTGAAGACCAGGCGTCATTAATCCGATCTACATAATCCAGTCCATCACAAGACAGGCAAATCCGCATCACACAGTAACAGCAAGCATCTTCGTCAATCCATTTTGTAACCCGCTGTGGGGTGCCTTTTGGCATTACCATATTGCACACACCGCAAAGACGCTCTTTGGCAGATTGTACAAAATTATCTACTAGCAAATCCATTATTCATCCCATCCGAGTTTCTTGTTAAGCCGAGCAAGACATTCCACTACAGAACTGCGGACCTCTTGAAAATTTTCAACATCATCTGAAAGAAAATCCTCTAAAGTCTCTTGTAAATCTGAAGCGTTAGGAAGCAGATCACCTGGCTGGAAGTCAACGTAATCCATCCAAAGAAATAACCCCACATCACAGTAATCACAGTACCGTGTAGTAACAAATGCCCCTCTGTCAACATCAACTAAACGACGGTAATATTCACCAGGATGAATGATGAACCCACACATATCACATTCATAAGACTTTCGTGCCTTATGACGGTTTTCCTGGGGGAAAGACCAGTTAGTCATGTTTCACTTCCTTTCTATATCCCCCAGTATATATATGTATATGTATCCCTACAAGTTATTGTGACTCATCAAACACTTTTTCAATAAAGTCTTGTGCCCCAGTAATTAACTCATTTCGCTTTTTCCCGCTCCCTTCATATAACTTCTCAATATAGTAAGTAATCTTTGAAGTACGATGTTTATTTGCAAGAATTTTCACCCCATAATCCGGGGTAGAAAAGGCAACCCCCTTGTCTTTTGTCCGATACAAAAGTCCCCCTTCTTTCCTTTTTGTTTCTAAATGGTATCGACAGATTTCAAAAACGTCATTCTGAAAACGAATGTCCGCATTCGCTATGATAAGTGATTCACTAAAACCTTTAACCCGGGACGCATGGATGTCAGAGTCTACAATTAAACAGTTTTCAATATCGCTTGAGCTAATCTCATTATCACCTTTTAATGTTACAAAGGTTAATGTGCCGAAGCGAATAGCATTCTTCCCATTTATAATAGTTGAGCAGCCAACATGAGAGTCTACAATCACTGAGTCTGGTTCAAGAAAGAACATCGTAGAGCCGATATCTGAATTGGCGATGAAATAAGCGATGCTTGATTCGGAGCTTCGTCTTGCCTTAATAGTGGCCTGATGCATCGAAACATTAGAGAGCATTCCTTCTCCAGAAAGCGCTCCTCCATGAATGTTTACTCCGGTACCAAAAGTAATACGTCCTTCATGATAGAAGTTTCCGCATGGGTGTTCGGCATAGTAAATCACCTGCGAGATGTCTTCTTTAGAGACACCGTACTTATGGTAGCGAGAGAATAAATCATTGCAGATTCTCTCTGTCTCTTTACTGCTGAGTTTGCGAGATGTAATGGGAAAACGTTTGCGCTGGTCAATAAGCTTTTCCCCTTCATACTGGAAATCCGCAAAAGAATACCCGTCACGGGGGGTTAACATCATGCTTCCTTTCTGTTATAATTGTGGTAGCTGATCTTCCATGTGGAGAAACAGTATCTGGCTTCCTGCATTTCTATGTGGGAAGCTTGCTTTATATTATACGCTTAGTTACGGCTTTGATGGAATACGGTATCGAAACATTAGCATTGAAGTTGCAAGAGAAATGATCTGCTGAGCTGATTTCTATCCATGGACGTCTCCAGAAAAAGGGTGGCTTCCGGTACTCTTCGTGAACAACAACCCAAAAAACCATGCCTTTATCTAACAGCTTCAAGTAATTAAAGAAAAACTGTAGGCGACTGCTTCCACCGATATCTCCTCCGCAATAAAAGAAATCTTGTATTTGGTCTAGGTTATGTGAGGCAGGGTAGATATGTATTTCTTTGTTTTCTCGCTCTTTGTTGTTGAAGTCCGGCTTAGCACTTGTGAATACGTCAAAGTTGTGGAACGTAAAATCAGGGCCTTCACTTCTGATAATATCAGGTTGATATTTGCAAACATCAGGGTCAGTCTTTGGCAAGAAGAACTGCATGATCTACTCCTCATAACCAGGACGCATTGAAGCCTTATTGTTAAAGATCTTATGCTGACCAGGCTTCAGTAAACCGTACCCTAGAGAGATAAGCGGCCAAGCAATGCCGGTTGACACTGAAATATACGCCTCAAAGGATGAGGGGATACCATTATCTCTCCAATGAAAAGTAGTGTACAAATCATTGCGATACAGCCTAGGCGGCTTCAGACAGATAGAGTGGTTTCTGGTGTAATCCAGAACGTATCCTAGCCGCTCTAAAGCCCTGAGTGCATAGACTAGATTATTTGTTTCCTTATTGGCGATAAGACTATCTATGTCATCAGATATCACAGCCTTAATAAGGTCAACAGTATTAGGACTGGCATAAATACTAATAAGTTTACCTTCCCCCTCTGCTTCATCAACAAGCTTACTTATTTTAGTAAACTCGTCGAACCACAAAGGGGTAAACTTTTCAATCTTTTCAGTAATTTTTTCAAAATCAATTTGTGGCATAACGACCCTTCGCGTGTAGTTTAATCACATTAACAGAACCCCGAACTAACCACTGACCTTTGTATACCACCATAGCCCTTTGGCTCTTGCTGAAGGAGAAGATTTCTTGGTAGTAATTTAATTCTTTGTGGGGAGTATTCCAATCATTCCTAAACACCCAAGGATCTTGAACGAAAGAGTATACAACAGGCACGCCATGTTGCACATACCAGCGCCGCACTTCTTGTAGCGCATAGGTGAAACGATCATCAAGGTCCGGGTCAAAATCTTTTCCTAGCTTTAGGGTTCTTCCTTGTTCAACCTGCGCTAATACTTTATTGCGAAGCTGAAACCCGCTAGCGTACACGAAGATCTTTTCGATCTTGCAGAACTGCCTAGGTTCCGCTTTCAATCGGTTATTCAGTCCCTTTGAGAGGGAAGACATAGCGCATCCTTCCATTTACTATCTCAAACATTCCTACCTGCTTTTCAAACCCTCCATCAAATGGATTACTCCAAAAGTCAAGCCTGTTTTGCGCAGCTTTATTCATCACATAATTGGAGAACTCATATCCCCGCTCAATATACTTCTTCCGCAAACTTTCTGGCATCATAAATTTAAACAACCAAAACCATTTCTCAACAAGAATAATATGGACACATTGGGGAAATGGAGTCTTTTTTCCTAAAGGTCCCACTCCTTCCCCCGGCTTCAGGCCTAAATCCTCTAAGTCAAGAAAAGAGATTGGGTTCTCCCATCCAGGAAGTTTCCTTTGAGACCACATGTTCACTAACGTGTGTCCGTTAGGAACAGTGGTGTCTATTCGGTACCACTTACTACCCTCTTCTTTTAACATCTTTACCTGAGATGAAGAAATCTCCCCTTGTTCTTCCATGAATTCTAACTCACTAAAATCAACCCCCATCATTTCATCTCACCTGTACTAGGATCAAAGTTGATTCCTAAATCTACCCGCCGAATAAGCTTCAAGGCACCTGCTTCATGAATGTTTCGCAGTTCCGTGTGCAACTTAGATGGAATAAAGTCTAGTTCTTCCTTTGTGCGCCGACCAGTGATGTAGGCGAGAGAACCTATCTCTTGACTTTTTGGCACCACAATAGACAAGTTAGTGCACTTATCTTTGTGTTCTTCTGGCACATCGAACATTTTTGCTACGTTATCGAGATAGCCAGGGGTGACCTCGAAGATGAGGTGTGCGTACTCGTTGGACAGGTCTTCGCCTTTGATGTGGCGGTAAGCGTCCTTGAAAACAACAGCTACGTCTTTCAAGGCTTGACCTAGATTCGAGAAGGATTCTTTCAGATACTTTTTTGATTCATCACTCATTATTTTCTTCCTCTATGTCTTGTAATACTCGCTCCAAAGCGATAATTAGGCGAGGGCTAATGCTCCAGCGGTTATCATTGGTCTTCCTGAATGCTACTCTCATCCAATAGTTTTCGTCATGAAAAACATTTAGGTGCTCCCAATTTACCGGATAGCGAAGAAGTGTTCGATTGAATTGCTCAACAAATCGCTTTTTATCTTCGGCATTGATGACTTGTACTGCCTCAAAGACTTTTTCTTTTACCTGAGTCTTGGAATACTTAGCATCAATAGGGAAGCTTTTAAACAAGTCTTCCCACTCTTCTTCGGTCGGGCTAAATTCTAGGCTCTCATCTACAATGTCTTCTTCTGGAATAATAAAGTAGGCTTGAAGCCCCCAAGAACTCCTGTCGTACCGGATCACCCCGATTTCAATTGTTTCATTCTTACCAGCGGGAATGTTACAGATGGAACCGAAAGATTGAATGCGCTGCATATTCTTTGTCTTGAGGAACTCTTCTCGATACTTGGTGTCGGTGTTAAGTTCTTCTTCAATGACTTCTATCTCATCAACTAGGATGAGTGCGAAGTCATAGCTTAAAATACCTGTGATCCAATCATCGTCTAGAACGTATCGTAATTTTTCGGTTGCACCACAGTATAAGATTGGTGGAAGCATAATGTTCTTTCTATTAGTATGGGCGGACATATGGGCGCACTTTATATATGCAGATGGGCGCACTTATGGGCGGACATTTCGCACCTGGTCTAACGGCAACCTGCAATGAAACGCACAGCCTACCATGACCGGGAATAGGTTATTAGCGTCGATAAAGTCCCCGAGCTCTTTCCACTCTTCCAAGTTGTCACGCTTTAGGTCATGGATAACACCAAGATGGTAGCAGAAGTTGTATGAAACCCGATTGTCCTTGTCGTATTCCCAGCTCAGACTCCAAGAGTTTTCGCTTACTTTGATTGGGACAACACTAATGGTGCCAGAGAGGATCGGCTTGGTAATGCCGTGCCTGGTCAAGAACTCATCGCCGATAGCTATCTTCTCGAAAAAGTGTGAACCATCGAGATGTTCGGATACGAGAACGAAGTTCACTTCGTTAATCATTGAGGCGATGAGCCCACTAATATTACTGATGTACTGCTTTACCTCTGCGAACTCGCCTTCTCCAACTGGGATGAGCGGCATCTGTTGGCCTACCGCATCGAAGTAGGGGAGTTTTCGCTTTATTCCTTCCTGCATACCCTCTAGCGTACCGGACCCGCCTTCCGCTGTCTAGCGGGCTGGTGTGACCTGCACGACGGCAGAGGTCGGGGACCACCCCACACCCACACCGACCACGACAGGGGCCGGGACTGGCCGGACCACCGAGGCCGAGTAGCACGACTGATGGGGCTGCAAAGGTGCTATCTTGCAGCACACTTGCTACCTGAAAACCAGTCTCAGTAGCAAACTTGAAGCCGTAAGGTTGAACCTTACGTTGAACGTAGCAGATGTGAAGCTTCAAGTCGAACTTTAAGGTTTTGCCCCCAAACATTAAGGTTGAGGTTGAGGGTTGAAGTTCACCCTCAAGTAAGTGCACCCTTACTAAGGCTATCCTAAGTTAGGTTCCCCTTAGCTTCACATATACAGCATAAAATATTTTGCCCACCTCATTGTCGAGTGGTAAAAAATGAGATACTCCAAACTCTTCATACCTCAAAACCTTTTCTGCCCCCTAATCTTTTCCATAGCCTAATATTTTTCTGCCCATTAACAACTTGGCCCCTAGTAAATAGCAGTCCAAAACAAAGGTGAGGCTACCCTAAGGGGTTTTGTTTATCGTCAGTGTGATGAAAAAAGCCCTAGGCTAGCGGGTGGCCTAGGGCTAGAAAATCGCCCTAGGGAGGGATAGGCCTAAAACGCCTGCTCAATCGCCCCTAGCGGCTAGCTAGGGGCTATATATATAGAGAATCCGGCTAGCGGGGGGTGCTAGCCGCTAGCGCATAGCGGCTAGATCAGCATCTAGATGCTATAGCCGGCTAAAAAGCGATAAAACCGCACAAAAATAGCCCCTGACCTGGTGTTTTACGCTCATTTACGTCACATAAACACATAAAAACGTTCAAAAACATATTCTGACCTGCGTGTTTGCAAGATTTTTATGTTATGTATGTATGTCAAGGGTTTTCAAAAATGTGCTTTGACCTGCTGTTTTGTGGCGCTTTTCGTCACTATAGATGTACAAAAATCGTAAAAACGACAAAAACGAATCGAAAATCTGCGGTTGTGCACAACTTAGTAGTGGACTTGCAGTAACAAAAACCTACTCTGACCAGGGGGAATGATGTGTGACGTAGAACACGTACATTCAAACTTGCATTCTCTCGATCCCCGCTGTATAGTGGAGTCATCAGCAAGAGAGAAAAACAAAAAAAAGATCCTCACCAGCTGATACAAACAAAAAAATCTTCATAGATCCCCCCGCGGTTAGAGTGCTAAAGCCGACACTATCAAGTGTGCTACCGCAAGAGACTTAGAAGATGTGCTATTTGAAAACTCAATAGTGGAACTGCTACGGGTGACAGACCTCACATAAACGCATGATCCATATCACATACACAGAAAGGAAATTTTATCATGCAAACCAACCAACCTGAACCCAAAAAACTAGTTTGGCCTAAAGAACTAGACACATTCCTTGAGGCTGCAAGTGTGCTATTTGATTTTGAGTATCGCCACAGCGATAGCGATTTAGCACTCATGCTACTTGAGGACTTAGGCTATCCTAAGAAAGATCTGGAACGTTTGGAAGGCAAAACCATCACCGAAAGTTTAGCGTTTCAGCTGCATGCACTGCATGCGTGGAATAATTGTCGGGACAAAATTATCTCAATGGTGATTGTTCAGCAGACCAAACTAATTCACCGTATGGTGAAAGGGGAATAATCCCCACACCCCCAATCGGGGGTGGTAGAGTGACCAGCCCCCGCGGTTGGTCGCTACCATCACTCACGATCTATAGGGAGGCACTCATGCTACCTGAATTTTCTATCAGTAAAACCGATTTTGAGGCACTTGTGACCAAAATCACTAGCACATCAAAGTGGGATTGGGACAATTACTTTTGCACAGAAACACTTCATATGCTATGGGGTCTGGGTATCAGCGAATCTGAAGCCAAGTCTATCCTCACTGAATCTTGTTTCCAAGACGAAAACATCACGGAAGAAGATTTGCAGCAAGCCATGCATGAAGGTGTAGACTATCTGCTACAGATTCGTTCTATCAGTGAGTCACAAATGATAGTTTTCATTGGTGAACATTGGGAGGTATTTTCTCAACTCGAACTAATCGACTGGGGAGATAATGCAGAATCTATCACAGAAATTGCTCAAGCCTATATCGACTCTGCTACCTATCAATTAGGTTGTCTTATGGCTGCTGATTTGATTGATAATCAATAATCGGCACCACCCCCTACTGTGGGGGTGGGTTGGGTGAGTACCCCCAAATGGGGGTGCACGCCACAGTCCACTTTCACACGATTCTCTAAGGGAGATTCTCATGTCTATCACAGACACCACCCCTGTCCTATCCGATTTAACTATCAATCTGGTTTTCGATTCGGTGTCATCACTGTCACCAGACCGTCCTGAACTGCAAATTTGCAAACCAGTTGATAACGGAAACCTTTTGATTGATCTTGACACCGATAACAAAATCAGTCATGTATCAATCCCGAAGCCCCCTAACGCCTATGGCGAACGCAACCAACATGTTTGGGTACCATACAATGCCCCGCTTGAAGATCATGAGCAGGCACTTTTGGAACAGTTCGATGTACAAAACATTGCCGATTCGGTAATGAAAATGATTGTCGACAACCAGGTTCGCCCCTACTGTGAGCCCTGGTGTACACCCGAACATAGCGAGTTTGCAGCTGTGAAAAGCCTGATTGAAGATTGCGAATTTTCTATCCGTAGCGGGGATATCGACGCCCTAGCGATAGGGTTTCAGTATGAGTGTGCCGATACATTTGTCGATGTTCAGATGACAAAACAATTCTACCAGGTTTATGTTTGGTCACCCAATGATTATGAGCTGCTAACCCTTTTGACCAGGGGAAACTCGCTTGATGAGTGGATTTTGACGCAGATTTTACCCCGCCACTGCATCACCGATATCAAAAAAATGTTCGAGGATATCGTGAGCTAGCCCCTATCAATCGCCCTCCCTACGCCTGTAGGGGGTGGTGTGGGAGGTCCCACACGGGTGGGGCACCCCAACATCACTCACTACTTCTCTAAGGATATTCTTATGTCTGACATGGACACCAATATGCCGTTTGACCTCACAAAAATTCGATTCGGCATTATCTGCACCTCACCCGAAGACCCCACAAAACACCAGGTCAAGGACATTTTGCCTGGTGTAGGGGAGGTCACGATCACCCGCTATGAAACAGGTTGGACCTATCTGTGTGATAAGCCACGTCCATATATGGAAGTCACCACCCCCCATGGCAAGTACGATTCTGAGAAAGATTCTTATAAAATGCAAGAATTTTTCGGCGAAAATTGGCATGAGGATTTGCAAAAAGTAGCAGAATATCTGTAAAGCAACAGCTATAACACCTAGTCAGAAAGGAAAACCATGGCTGCTAAAATTGACATTTTCTGCAAACTTTTGCGTGATGGTTTGCGTAACCTCACCACCGAAACATACTTCACGTTTCAGCTGCTCAGGCACCCTTTTGCAGTCGATAACGGCAAAAAAGCACTACTGCTAGCCGAGCTAAACTTAAGCGACTATGAGAAGTTGCGAATCGGCTTGCATTATACTTCGCGTGGTGTGCGGTTCTCATACATTCAGCTTATGAATCATGAGCACAAAGGCATGCATTTTGGCAACAAGGAATGTATGCCCCGCTTTGAAAAAATCTGCCTTAAGCAGGTAAAACGCGACCTTGCAATGCATTCAAATTTGCCCCAAAAGCTTGGTGACTTCTAGGCAAAACCTATCATCACTGCTTGTGATGGTAGGGGGAGGGACCTATCCTATCAACCTTACGCACACTGATAGGTCCCTACTCTCTATCACTCACACCTATTGAAAGGATATCCCTATGGGAACCTATCGACACCCCGACACCTTTTCACGCGATTTTTGGCGACCGATAACGCTCCACTCACTCGAAAATCAGCTGAAAACCTACGCTGACCTGGTGCTACCTGATTTTTTCACCTGCTATATGACGCCACATGACGCGATTTTGGATATTCGCGTAGCCTATTATTCGCTGCTACAGGCGTTCATTAATGATCCTATCTATCGCACCCCGCGGGATTGGCGACGCCTATGGGACCAGCATATGGCACCCACCCTACGACGCATCACCCCTGATGAACAAAATTTCCTAGAACAAAAATTCGAGTCCTGTATCCACTCTGCCTACATTATCGACGCACTAGCGGGGGTTGAAAACACTTCGTTTTTCGCCCAAAAACAAGGCAGTTTTCAAGATGGTTTTGAGGGGGAATTTACCCACCCCGAATTTGGTCGCGTTCGTTGGTGGGTCGAGCACGATCACGACGCTGGACAGTTTTTAGCTGGTGCTATGGCACAAAAACGCATTGATTGGTATCGCCCCGGATTTGGATTCGATATCCACCATACCGCCCATTGGGTGCCTTTAGACCAATTGTTTTGGTGGGAAAACTGGGTGGATTTTTACCAATATTTCCGCGCCCAAAACTATTGGCTTGATGATATAAGCAGCCCCCTGCTGATCGACGGTATCGAAAATATGTTTGAGTATCACTAGCCTGCTTTAGCCTATCTATTATATAGGCCTACCCTATACCCCCTGCTATAGGGGGTATCATATACAGACCCTATCTATAGGGGTATCTATATAGGTACCTACTATAGGTAGGGTCTTTGCTATGCCTAGGGGTATGCCATATGGCATACTGATAGCGCACCACACATATAGCCTATTAGTACCATTGCTATCATAGGGGTATCCACTGGCACCACACCACATATCACTATCTACTCACCAGGTGATATGCGATATAGATAGCCTAGCAGCTCGATACAGTGGCTTAGTATCTCGCTGGTATGATTGGCTATATGGCTTCGAGTTCGCGTGTCTATAAGCCTGCTAGGCTATGCGCTTTTGAGTAGCCTAGATCAGCAGCTCACGGCATAGCGCTAGCACATGCCTGCTAGGCATGCCATGCTGCATGCCTAGGGGGTGGCATGGCACCCGGCTAGCCCCCTAGCCGGGTATATTGAGGCATGGCCTATATAAACGATTGCAACTTATTATATTCGGCTTTATATACACTTGCCTATGTGATAGATAGGCAATCCTTTTGATGCGGTATGCCTATCGGCACCTATAGACAATCCTATAGTTCAATTGCCATACTCATTGCATGCACCCATACGTGAGCGTAGCCTAGCCTAAGAAACGGCTTTGATAGGGAAAACCAGGCACACCCATTGCTACAATCAAACTTTTGGTTGATGCTATAGACGTCAAAAAGATTGACCTATAGCATGCAAAATCCATGCAATACTTAAGAGAAGCTGATAAAACAAGCAAAAAACCGTGTTTTTCCGGTAAAAACAGGTGGTCTGATGACCTCATGCAACCAAAGAAACCCACTTAGATACCCCCACCCATGCCCGATTTGCGGTATATATATTGCGACTCACCAGGGGAAACGAAGCAACTACCCCCGTAAATTACCCCCGTTCCACCCCACCCAGGGGTACCCCCTCCCCCCTTTCTGGAGGCGAGCCGGGCGCGTGCTGCACATCACGCTCTGCGAGGGATTGGGGTAAAATGTCCATGTCCCCCTAATTTGACCAAAGAAAGGCCCGTATCGCCATGCCAGGACCCCCCAGGAAGCCCGGTGGCCCCTCAAAAAAGGGTGCCAAGGCAGCTACCACCATGCTATCACAAAGGCCGCGAGAGGAGCTGCTAGCCACCTTACCAGAACTCCCGCCTGCTAGCGAAGTTGTGGGTTTCCCCGCTGATCTCATCGGAGCTGACGAGACCAAATGGTCTCCAGTAGTCCTCCGCTGGTGGGAAGAAATCTGGACCTCTCCGATGGTGAGCGAATGGACAGCCGCTGATTATCACACCCTCGTTATCCTCGCTGGAGACCTCCAGGAATCCCTGAACCCAATGTATAAAGCCGCCGACCGAGCCCGCTTCCAAAAGCTTTGGATGGATGGAATCAAGCAGTTTGGTCTCACGCCTGAGGCACGGGTGAAGCTCCGCTGGACTATCGCTCAAGGCAACACCGCTGTGCAGCGCAGTGAGCAGCTCCGTGCAGCCGCCACAAACGATCGTTCCTTCGCTAAGGAATGGGAGAAGCAACAGCAGGATCTGTACAACCAATATTCCTGAACCCAGCCGCTCAAATTTGAGCACGCGCCTTGACCAGCCGCTTTCGGTTTAGTCAAGGCGTCTTTTTCTGCCTAACTCAACTTTTTGAGTTGAGTTCCCTATTTTCCGGGATTTTCCAGCTTCAAAAATAGCCTCTGACCTGCTAACTCAGTTTCAACTCAAATTCTGACGTGGGAAAACAAAAAACTGAGTTGAATTTGAGTTACTGTTTTCCCAGGTCATATACCCTTTTTACTACTCTAACTCAATAACTCAATTTAAATTGTAAAATAATGCGTATAGAGAAAAATACACTAGTGCACAACCAATAAGCGTTAAAGCGTTATTAGTTATAAAATATCGACAAAAAAGTTGAGTTTTTGAGTTAGCCCCTAAAAACCTATCCTGACCTGCGGAAAGGCCAACTCAATTTTTTGAGTTAGAATTTGAGTTGAGCATTTATGCAGGTCAGAGCCTTGCTGTTTTTGCGAAAACTGAGTTAGAATTTGAGTTGAGACCCTGTTTCAGCGCCGTAGTCGGTGGGTTGCGGTCTCTTCTTTGCCTCACCGGCGGCTCAACGGAAGTCCGAAACCCGGAAAATCCTCAACTCAATTTCCAACTCAGTTTTTGAGTTGAGTTTTGAGTTAGTGTTTCCGCAGGTCAGAGGGGGTAAACTCAGATTAACTCAAATAACTCAACTTTTTTGTACAAATTTTTCGATTTTTTCTGCTTTAAATTCCAACTCAATTTTTCGCCTGACTCAACTCAACTCAGTTTTTGAGTTAAAGTTGAGTTACTGGTTTATGCAGGTCAGAATGGGTTTTTATTGACTCAACTCAAAAACTCAACTCAACTCAACTTTTTTGGGTAAATTTTTGAGTTTCTTTGTGTTTAAACGTCTCCAACTCAACTTTTCCCGACTCAAAACCCCAACTCAACTTTTGAGTTGAATTTGAGTTGAGGATAACCGCAGATCAAAGTATGTTTTGAACACCGTTAACTCAAAAACTCAACTAACTCAAGTTTTTCTGCATAATTTTTCGTTTTTGTTTTGCTTTAACGTGTGACAAAGATATCTTGACTCAAAACCTTGAAGCCCTCCCCTGTCATATATAATTGAGTCACGACACAGAAAGGAAAATACGTGAAGCTAGAAATCCAACTAGACGAAGACTCCCTAGCGCTACTCGCAGCAATCAGGCAAGAAACTTTTGAGTTCCCCAACCCAGAGTCCGTAAAGCGAGTTAAAAAAGAACTAGCGGAGAAACTTCTTGAGTCAGGAAAGATTCAAATCATCCTCCCCCTAGAGAAAATCTTTGATGTAGAAGAACTCCGTGAAGCTCTGGTCCCGGCCCTCTACGGCCCAGAGCTGCTTTTCACCCCGGAAGACAAAAGGCAATTCCTAGAAGCGGGAAACGCTTTAATTGAGTTGTTTAAGACCAACCATTTCCCCTTCGCCTGTAGCCGAATCACCGTCGACTCCCTCCGCGCGGTTCGGGACTTGGAAGAGCGAATCACCACCCTTTCAGAAGAAGACCAACAGCTTGCAAAAGAAATGATTCAAAAACTCAAACTAGGCCTAGTAACTGAAAAGGAAAACCTCGATGTCGAATAACCAACCTGAACCTTGGATGAACCATCTGCTTGTTGCCTACAGTCTTTCCGGTAACACCCAAAAAGTCTTTGATAAGCTACGGGAAACTTTATGGCTAAGGAACCCTAAAAGTGCTCCTAAGTTTGAAGGAATTTGCCTCACCAACACCCTCAAAGAAGGCGTAAGGGGACACCTTAAGATAGTGGGTCGAATCAAGCTTGAAACTATACAGCAGTACGCATCCCTTGACATGGATTCGGGACAGTTCCGTGGGAAACGCATGTATTCCTCTGTGGTGTGGTTGGTTCCCAGCTACGGACGGTTCGTTGACGACCCAGCGACCGGAAGGCGAGTAAAAGACGCCATGATTCCTCAACCGCTCAAAGAATTTTTACAAGCCGAAAAATGCATTCTGCGGGACACTCCCCAATTCATTATTGGTGTTGGGAATCTTACGTTTGGCCGGGATTTTTGCGCAGCCGTGAAAGATACTCAAAAGATTTTAGAGGCACAAGGCTACACAGATATTACTCACGTGGCTGACGTGGATATTTGCGCTTCAGAAGCCGAAATTGAGGACATGACAACAACTATTTGTGAACACACAGATAAATTCCTTACTATGCTAGAATCAAACCAAGCGAAATAGAAAGGACATATCATGGACGCAGCCTCGGAAATTCAACAAATCCTTCAGGAGCGGGGGGACTCTTACAGCGACAAAACTTTCCCCGCGATTGCGAGGCAGTGGTCCGCGTACCTTTCAACTCGGGAAGACACCGATATTACGCTGCTTCCCGAGGACGTGGCGCGCATGATGGCGCTTTTCAAAATCGCCCGGGTGATTGCCAACACTGACTTTAGTCAATGCGTTGACCCAGACCCGGATTTCCTCGGCAATGTCTATGAGGAATACCCAGAGAGCCTTATTGATGATAGTCTCGATGCTGCTTCTTACCTTTGCCTAGCGTACGATTGTCAGAAGGACAATATTGAGGCTGTCAACAAAAAAGTGATTTCAATGTCTGACTACCTAGAAGAATTTGAACAAGATGAGCCGTAAACCAATTAGGAAGCCAACTCAAAGAAAAGTCCTTACCCTAGAAGAAATACTTGAGATCCAAGAGTATAACGAACGACGGGAACAGGAAGAGGGTCAAATTCGCCTGGAAGCATTTAAAGAGGCGTTGTTATTAGGACAAAAACCGGACGGTAATGAACCATAAGCAAATAGTCCCTATATCAAGGGCAAAA